GTGCAACGAAGTGGGTTGCGACTTCATGATTCTCAATGGTTCTGATGAGAATGGTGTCGATACAATTCGTGTCAAAATTAAAAACTATGCATCATCAATCTCTTTGTCTGGTGGCCGCAAGGTTGTTATTCTAGATGAAGCAGATTATCTAACACCAAACGCACAAGCAATTCTGCGTAACGCAATCGAAGAGTTTGCTGGTAACTGTTCGTTCATCTTCACTTGTAATTACAAAAGTAAAATCATTGAGCCGTTGCACAGTCGTTGTGCCGTGATTGAATTTGGTTTGAAAAATGGTGAGAAGCAGAAGATGGCAGCAGCATTTTTCAAACGTATCACACACATACTAGACACAGAGAAAGTGGAACATGACGAAAAGGTAATTGCTGAAGTAGTCAAGAAACACTTTCCAGATTTTCGTCGTGTTATCAATGAACTTCAACGCTATTCCAAACTCGGCAAGATTGATGTAGGCATTCTCTCTCAGATTGGTGACATCTCCATCTCACAAATCGTCAAACATCTGAAAGAAAAAGACTTTACATCCGTCCGTAAATGGGCAGCAACGACAGACATTGATAGCACGACATTCTTTCGTAAGTTGTATGATGCTTTGTATGACATTGCTAAACCACAAAGCATACCACAAGCAGTATTGATTCTTGCTGACTATCAGTACAAGCAGGCGTTTGTTGCTGACCAAGAAATCAATCTGGTTGCTTGTCTTACAGAGATTATGGCCAACGTGGAGTTCAAATGAGTAATCCATTTGACTATGCTACAGCCATTCTACAGAATAAGAAACAACTTATCGTAGATGAAATAACAGAGAAAGACTACAACCCCTTTCTAATCAACCGAGCCTTGTCTCAACACAAGGATTGCATAGTATTTGCCAATGAGATGAATAGTAGGCACTATCTTGAAAAGAAACTACAATTCGACTTTTTGCTAAATACTGTCAGGTCTATGAAACGACCAGTTGCGAAGTGGGCAAAGGCAGAAAAAAACGATGATTTGGAATGTGTGAAACTGGTCTATGGCCTTTCCGACTCCAAAGCACGTGATGCTTTGCGCCTACTCAGCAAAGAAGAAATCCAAAAACTAAAACAAGAAACCTATACAGGTGGGTTAGGAAAATGACATGGTTGATTTATCTAAATTTGTTGAAGTCACTTTGCCTAAGCAAGATGACTTCTTAAAAGTACGTGAGACACTGACACGCATTGGTGTTTCATCACGCAAAGAAAAGGTACTCTATCAATCTTGCCACATATTGCATAAGCAAGGTAAGTATTACATTGTACATTTTAAAGAACTGTTTGCACTAGACGGTAAGGTATCAACAATTACCGAGAATGATATACAAAGACGTAACGCTATTGCCAATCTATTAGAAGAGTGGGGCTTGCTAAAAATTGTAAACTATGATATAGTAGAACATAATATGGCTCCAATTCATCAAATCAAAATCATTGCTTTCAAAGAAAAGGATGATTGGGAATTGATTGCTAAATATAACATAGGTAAAAAAGGTAAAATAGAATAATGGTGACATATCATGAGCAAAGTGAAAAACAATCCAATAAAACTGATTAATAAGTATACCAAAGAAGAAGTGTATACTAGGGATTACGATGATGTCATTAAAGAAGGCTCAAACGAGTTCATCAAAGTATTCAATCAAAGTAATCCACAAAGAACTTATCTTGTCAATCGGACAGCGTTTTCGGTTGCCAAGTAAGTCGTGATGCCTAATGGATCACGTATCTTTTAACTTGCTTAAAAAGGAGAAAACTATGACAGTAGGACGTATTGCATTCGGACCTTTATTTCATCAAACTCTCGGTTTTGAAAACTTCATTCGTGACGTTGAAAGTATTCTGAATGATACTAAGCCCGTAACAAATTTTCCACCACATAACATCATCAAACTTGATGATAATAAGTATGTGGTAGAACTTGCTGTTGCTGGTTTTGGTAAAGATGAAATTGATATTCAAGTACAAGAAAATACTTTGACTATCAAAGGTGAAAAGGTTGAAGGCACACCAAATCTTGAATATCTGCATCGTGGTATTGGCACTCGTTCTTTCACTAAAACAATCACTATTGCTGACACCATTGAAGTAAAAGGTGCAGAATACAAAGATGGTATTCTACGTGTTGGGTTAGAGAACATCGTACCTGAACACAAGAAACCACGCAAGATTGAAATTGGTAATGAACTAAAAACATTCCAGCCACAACTTCTACAAGAAGAAAAGAAGGCTGCGTAATAGAGTGGGGCGCAAGCCCCACTTGTTGAAAAGGTATATAATGGACAAAGACTTACGATCATATCTCAAAGTTTACTCTGATTGGCTTACACCAGAAGTATGTAAAGAAACTGTTGAAGAACTTGAAAAAGTAGAAGGACAGTTTCAGACACATAAATTCTACGACTATCTGAATGACAGTCATCATTCTTACAATAATGAATTGTCTGTCACATGGTCAAATGTGAAGCATAAAGACTATATCATGAAGAGAATATGGGATGGTCTGCAAAGATATCATCAAGAACTTACTGAGTGGGGATGTGATTGGTATGCTTCATGGCAAGGTTACACAGAAGTTCGTTTCAATCGTTACCGTGAAGATACACAGATGAAACTTCACTGCGATCATATTCACTCAATGTTTGACGGACAACGCAAAGGTATACCAACATTAACTATTCTTGGTGGGCTGAATAATGATTACAAAGGTGGTGAACTGGTGTTTTGGCAAGATAGTATTCTTCCATTGAAAGCAGGTGAAATCATGATATTCCCATCAAACTTTCTTTATCCACACAGAGTTGACTTGGTGACAAAGGGTACACGATACTCATACGTTTCTTGGACATGGTAATGAAATCAAATTCAAATTTTAAAATGAACAAAGCATTGAAGATATCACTTTCTTCAATGTCGGGTGAACAAAAGCAAGACTATAAACGTGAAATGATTAAAGCAATCATCGCACCACGCATCGAATTCAAAAAGAAGCCAAAAGAAGAAAAAGTCGAAGAGTAATTTCGACTTGAAAAATCTTTAGGACGATTTTTCGACAATCCCCTTATACGCAAGTGAGTGCTCACTTCAAATGAAAGAAAAATACGTAAAAGCCCATATGAAAGCAGCCAGTGTCTATGCTGAACTTTCGACCGCACAAAGATTACAGGTAGGTTGCGTAATCGTTAAAGACAACACAATCATCGGCATTGGCTATAATGGTATGCCATCAGGTTGGAACAATATGTGTGAAGATGTTGAATTTGTGCTCAAAGAAGAATGTCAAGCAACTGACGAATTGATGAGAGAAAATGGATTCAGAGAAACAGCACATGGATGGACAAGACTCAAATCTAAGGCAGAAGTGCTACATGCCGAATCCAATGCTATTGCAAAAGTTTCTCGGTCAACAAATTCAAGTGATGGGGCAGCAATGTTTATTACCCATGCACCGTGCTTAGAATGTGCTAAAATGATATATCAGTCAGGAATCAAGGAGGTCTATTACAAGCACGATTATAGAAGTAATGCTGGAATCAACTTTTTGAAACAATGTGAAGTTAAAGTTAATAAATGTGAGGAGTAAATAATGAGTAATATTACAAAAGTGGCTAAGCAACTTGCTGAAGCAAATTCCAAACTTCCTAAAGCATACAAGTATGATCTTGTGTTGCGTGATTTTGACAATAAAGTAGAACTAATCGGTCTTGTTGATGATCCAACATATGACATTGCCGACTTTCGTGGTCGTGAAATGTTGTTTCCTAAAAAATGGGTCACACTTGACGTTTTTGAACCAACAACAAAGGTAACAGTATGAACACAAAATGTATCACATTTAAAACACACCAGACAATCATTGCTGAAGTATTAGATGAGGGTGATGTTGGTGTTTTAGTAAAAAATCCAGTGCAAGTTATTTCTGTGCCACCACGTTCAGCAAATGATCCTGGTGGTGTAGGTTTTGCACCATATCTTGCTTTTGTTGAGGAATTTGATAAAGGCATCACAATCAAGAATGAAGATATTCTAACAGTCAACACACCAGTACCAGACCTTATGGAAAATTATCGTAAAATGTTTAGCCGCATAGAAATCGCACCAGCAGGATTAAAACTTTAATGTCAAAATACTACACAAACGTATGTGTTCATAGTAATCATATATTGTTTCGTGGCGTAACAAACGGTCGGAGAGTAAAGAGCAAAGTCAAATACTCTCCGACTTTGTTTTTACAATCAAACAAACAATCACAGTGGCGTTCATTGTTCAATGAGCCATTGGAACCTATGACATTTGAAACTATTCGGGAGGCACGTGATTTTGTCAAACGTTATGAAGAAGTTGCAAACTTTAAAATCTATGGCAATACAAGGTATGAATACGCATTCATTGCTGACAATTTTAGAGGCATCGTTGATTGGGATATTTCTAATCTTTCTGTCGTTTTCATAGACATTGAGGTCGGCTCAGAGAATGGTTTTCCTGATCCATATAAAGCAACAGAACCTATCACTGCAATTGCCATTCATCAGTTGAATGGTGGTACTACAGTATATGGTTGTGGTGATTATGTAAACAAAGATGAAAATGTGAATTATGTCTTATGTAAAGATGAAGTTGATTTGTGTGAACGCTTCCTTGCTGATTGGTCAAGCAATCATCCTGACGTTATTACTGGTTGGAATATCAAGTTCTTTGATGTTCCTTATCTTATCAACCGTTTTACCCGCATACTTGG